TAGATTGTAAAACGAAATATCAATATACTAAAAAGATTTATGAATTATTTAAAATAATATACAAAGGAAAAGCAAGGCAAAAATATGTTGAATGCTGGAACTTATTAAAACTTAAAACTGAATAAAATGGAAATATCTTTTTTTAAAATATTTGTTTCAATAATGTTAATTTGGATTTGGGATAGAATAGCAAGAGTTTATAAATTAATTGAAAAAAAACATAATGAAAGTAACAAATGAAGATAATATGTTAATGATGCAAAGAATAGAAAATGAAACTATTGATTTGCTTTTAACAGACCCGCCTTTTGGAATGGATTTTCAATCTAACTACAGAAAGATTAAACACGAAAAAATAGAAAACGATAATAATTTAAATTGGTTTCCTGATTGGATAAAAGAAATCAAAAGAATAATGAAACAAGATGCACATTTATATATATTCTGCAGTTGGCATAAAGTAGAAGTATTTAAAACAGAAATAGAAAAGTATTTTAATGTAAAAAATATATTGATATGGGAAAAGAATAATACTGGTATGGGAGATTTAACTGGGGATTTTGCTCCTAAATACGAAATGATTATATTCTGCAGCAATGGAGTGAAAAAGCTAAAAGGGAATAGAGATTCAAATATAATTAAAGCTAAAAAAACAGGTAATGAATACCACCCAACTCAAAAGCCAGTTAATTTAATGGAGTATCTAATTGAAAAATCAACTAATATAAATGATTTAGTTATGGATTGTTTTAGTGGCTCTGGAAGTACCGCAATAGCAGCTTATAATACTAATAGAGATTTTATAGGATGTGAAATAAATAAACAATTTTATGATAAAGCAATGGAGCGAATTAATAACCACTTAGCACAACAAAAACTATTTTAAATGGAAATAACAGAAAGATTAAAAGAAATAATACTACAAGAAACAAATATAGATATATTAACTAAAACACGTAAAAGAGAGGTCGTAGAAGCAAGGGCATTATATTGTTACCTAATTAGGATTTTAAGTCCTAAATTAACATTAGAAAGTATAGGTAACAGTTTAGACTTGGTTCACTCAACTGTTATACATTTATTGAAAAACTATTCAATGTATGAAAGTAGCAATCAACAATTAAGAGTTACAAGAAAAGCAATAGTAAAACATTTTCAACTTAAAGAAGAAAACAATATGGATGTAAGTTTTGAAGTAAGACAGTTTAATTCTGAAATAAATAGACTGAATGAATTGGTTGAAAGATTGACTGATAATAATAGTGAATTGATTTTAAAATATAATAAAGAAATACATAATAAAAAGAAGTTTGACTTTGAGATTATAGATAAACTAAACCAGTTAATGGTAGATACAAATGGAACAGAAAAAAATGATTTAATACAAGTTAGATTGGATGCGTTTTATCATATGAATAAAATAAAACCTGATACTTGGTATGATGAACAAAAAGAAGAACGGATGAATATTATAGGACAAAACGGAAATAATGGAGAACACTACGCAAAAGAAAGAGCAGAAAATTTAATGAAACTAAAAAAGAAATAAGATATGAAACAAGAAACACTTGAAGAAGCTGCTGTAATACGATATGGTTCAGACCAATATTTATGGGCAAAACAAAGAGATGGATTTGTAGAGGGTGCTAAATGGCAACAAGAAAGAAGTTATAGTGAGGAAGAAGCAGGAGAGTTAATCTACAATGTTATTGAAGAATACGCTAAAAGAGAAAACATATTCTTTAAAGGCGATTTAATTAATAATTTGTTTGAACAATTTAAAAAGAAATAAAATGAGAGATAAAATAGAACAATGGATAATTAAACAAGCTGAATGGATTGTAAATTTTATAAAAGAAAGTTCAAAGAATTGTCCTAATGAAACTAAATTTTAAATTATGAGAAAACAATTAACATTGAAAGAATTGTGCTATGCATATTCATCGGACGAAACTGATTTAGAACCAAAAGACCAACACGATGCGGATAGTTTGGTTAGAATATTTGATGCGTACGCTGTTGGGTTTGCAAGATGGATACAGGAGTCTCCAATGATTTTTAATAATGGCAAATCAATGGAACAAGCTTTAGAAATTTACAAAGAAAGTAAACAACTATAAGTTTTATTTATTATAAAATTGAATAAACAAACTTTTATCTATGGAAAAGAAAAGAGGTGGTGCAAGGGATGGAGCTGGTAGAAAATCAGTTAACGAAGAAAAGAAAGTGAATAACATATTCATTCAAGCACTCAAAGAATTATATAATAAAGATGCTGAAGAAGAAACCAAGATAGCATTTGTAAAGAATACATTAATGGAATCACAAAGGGGACAGTTATTTGTAGCGGAACATATATTTGGTAAACCAAAAGAAGTTATCGAAGCAACGCACAACATAAATGATTTTAATATAAAAGATATATTTAAAATTGGAAATAAAACTTAATGAAAAGTATAATCTATTAGGTAGTGAAAGTAGATACTTTGTAATAACTGGAGGACGTGGTTCAGGGAAATCTTATTCTTTGAACTCGTTTCTTTTGTTGTTGACTTATGAAGTTGGGCACGTTATATTGTTTACACGTTACACATTAACATCTGCTAATGTTTCTATTATACCTGAATTTATAGACAAGATTGAAACGGCTAATTTAAGCAACGATTTTTACATTACTAAGGATGAAATAGTAAATCTAAAAACAGGTTCTAAGATACTCTTTAAAGGTATTAAAACAAGTAGCGGAACACAAACCGCAAACTTAAAATCATTAGCTGGGGTTACCACTTGGGTATTGGATGAAGCTGAAGAATTAACAGATGAAGAAACATTTGAAAAGATAGATTTTAGTATTAGAACCAAAGGAATACAAAATAGAGTTTTACTTGTATTGAATCCAGCAACTAAAGAGCATTTTATATATAAGAAATTCTTTGAGGACAAAGGGATACAATCAGGAAGTAATTTAATCAAAGGGGACACTACATACATCCATACAACGTATTTAGATAACATAGAAAACCTTTCTGAATCTTTTTTAAATCAAATTGATAATATAAAATTAAGGCGACCAGAAAAATACAAGCATCAAATCTTAGGAGGTTGGTTGGATAAAGCTGAAGGAGTTATATTTACCAACTGGACAATAGGTAAGTATGAACAAATAGGAGCATCAGTATTTGGACAAGATTTTGGTTTTAGTAATGACCCAACAACGTTAATAGAATGCAATATAGATACGTCTAATAAACGAATTTATATTAGCGAAAGGTTTTGTTTGCCCGCATTAACAACGTCGCAAATCTACTCTTTAAATAAACAAAATTGTTTACATAGTTTAATAGTTGCAGATAGTGCAGAACCAAGATTAATAAGCGAATTACAATCATTAGGCTTGAATATAGTTCCAGCAATTAAAGGGCAAGGCTCGGTAACGTATGGAATAGCATTATTACAAGATTATGATTTGATTGTTACACCTGAATCAATTAATTTAATTAAAGAGTTAAATAATTATTGTTGGTTAGAAAAGAAAAGCAATACACCTATTGATAATCATAACCATTTAATTGACGCTTTAAGATATGCGGTAGGTTACCAATTAGAAAACCCAAATAAAGGTAATTATTTTATTTATTAATTGTATCTTTACACGGCGATAATAGACGCTAACTAATAAAAAATTAAACTATGAGCTACGGACAAATGATTGCTACAATTCAATGCTATATCCACCACAAAAAGAATATAGAAGTACAAATTAACCTACCAAGAAATGTAGGAGAAATTAAAAAGATGACACAAATGTATTTAATTGCAAGCGCTTACTTGAATAGTTAATGCGTTATATTATATGCATAATTGATTGTTTTGTATAAAATATGATACATTAGTAAACGTTAAAGTTTTGTTAAAAAATAGATTGATAGTTTTGAATGTTAATAAATGTTATATATTTGTCCCAACAAAAACAAACAAACAAAATGGAAAATTTTTTAAGTAAATCAGTAGAAGAAAGAGCAATTAACTTTATTATTAATGGAGTTGAACCTTTAGAAGCAGTTAAATTAGCAATAATTGAAGAACAAAAATTGATTTCTGAAATGTTAGAGCAAACAACAGAAAGAAGTAAAAAAGCAAAGCAACAACTTTGCAAAAATACTTATGGTTTAATTCA